TCGTCCCAATCGGCGCTGGGGTGGCGTTCGAGATATTCCTCGACCAGCTCCATGTGCGCTTCAATCCAATGAGCCTTGCTCATCCTTGGGGGGAGGGGCTGATGATCTAGCCCGTTGGTGGAGGGCCGCCCCATCGTGTTCCGCGTGAGCGGACCACTCATGACGTATGTCGCCATTTTGTTCGGTGATGCTCTCAAGCATATCGATATAGTTCGGTCGATTCTTGATGAACTGTTGCAGGGCTTCGCCGAGATTGCGACCGCGATAGAACATATACATTCCGCCCATCTCGAATTTGAAGTTTTTATATGGCTTGTCCATCTGGCTGCTCATGGGGGTTTAACGCGCAAAAGCCTTTTCCAGATAGTCCATTTCGTTGTTGTCCTCGCGAACCCTGTTCGCTCGGCGTGCGTGGGTGACAACAGCGTCTAGCCCATCCTGTCCGTATAAAGCCTCGACGGCGTTGAGCACGTCCATCAGGATAGTCTTGGCTACTTGTTCGCGCTCTATGTCGTCCATTTCAGTTCCCTGCTGTTGTGATGTTAGTGTTTTGCTTCATCGGTGAACCGCGCAGTTTCTTTCATCTTCTCCATCATCCGATCGGTAAATTCCTTGCCCGTCATTTCGGCGGCATCATGCCCTGGATGCTCGCGCTCGTAGTCGGCGATGACCTGCTCGATCATCGACGTTCCTGCCCGCAATTCTATTGTGCGGTTTTTCATGGGCGCTGACTACTGATCAGTCGGCTTCCGCCGCGCGCAGCGACTCGCTGTTCTCTTCTTTTAGAGCCATCAGAGAAAGCTCCATCGCACTCACGATCTCATCGTGCTTGTCGGCAGTCAGGTACTCGTTGATGAGGTCGCCTAGCTTTTCGGCAAAGGTCGGTATCATAGATTTTCTCCCTGCATTGGACGGGTTTAACGCCCATTTGTTAGTGGCCGGTTTTCTTCCACGCGCACCGGCCAGCGCGCTACAAACCTACGGCGTGAACGACGTTCGTTTAGGACACACGGCATCAGGATCGCAAAATCCCTTTAGATGCTCTCCGCAGGACAGGAAGCTGATTTGGTCAGTCCAATGATTTCATTTTCATCACTGAAACTGACCTGACCGTCGATATAGTGCTTGCCGTGGCTACATGGAATATATAGCCGCCCATCTTCGTCGGCCCGCACGACATAAGAGCCGGTTTCCAGACAAGTAAAACCGTTGTCGGCGAGCACCATGTCGCCTGCACTCAGTTGGTCAAGTCGCATGGCTACCTCCATTGTTGAGCCACAATCTATTTTGCACATTCTGGCGATTCAGCAAGTTGAATCGGTTGTTTGTTTGATTCTCCACAGGCGTTGATCGGCGGTTAACTGGCTTTCGTTTGGCGAATAGGAACGCCGGGATCATCAATATCGACATACTTATTGATGATGGCGCAAAGCCCCGCGATGATGGTGCCTAGATGATTATGCTGCTCATGCTCGCTCTGCGATAATTCAACGCCAACATTGAGCGCACCAACAAACATTTCACGCTCCTGATCATTGAGTTTTGCCATGCTAACGTCCTGCTCTAGCGTTCCTGTCGGCGGTTAGCGCCTAAAATCCGCGCTGTTCATCGGGTGGACGCGGCAGATCGCCCGGCTCAAGATGCGAAACCTGCATGGGCTTTCCTTCCCTGGTGACGCGATACATTGGCGGGTCTTTGTAGGTTCGATAAACCTCAAGCTCGTCGATGTCGTCGATCTCGACGTAGCCCTCTTTCTCCATCTTGTCCGCCTCGGCCTCGGCTTGCCGTTGGGCATCCTCTTGGCTGTCGGCCTGGATGGACACGCGAATTGTGCCTCGCACGTTGATGACCGCCGTGTAGTCTCGCGGGCGATCATTGCGAGAAAAATCGTTTGGATTTGGTTTGTCGGTCATCGCGATTTCTCCGTGCTTTCGTCCTGTGAACCGCTAACTCAATTCCAGATCGGCGTCGCCCGGAAAACTTAAAACGGTTTTCAATGGCGACAACTTGATTGAATACCGCTTGCCGAAAGTCCGCGTGGCGATGAATTTGCGACCGCTCTTGTCGATCATGACGGCGCGCAGCTTCTTCGTGGCATCGGTTCTGTCGTCAGACAGGATGTCACATTTCTCAGGCGTCATGTCGTCGCACATGGGGGAGAACCAGCTAAGGCACGCAGCCTTATCCCGCTCGGTTATGCAGCACATGCCGCCCCATGAGGAAGTGGATTTTTTCATCGTAATTCTCCCGGCTGACCCCGTGTTAGTCGCCAACTACTCAGAAGCCGCTTAAACAAATGCCGAGCCCAAAAAAACAAGCGCCCGCTAATTCGCAGCCAAGAATGATGCCCATCCAAGGCAACACCCAATCGGGCAGGGTCGGAATGCCGGGGTGCCCTATCGTCGCCACAAGACCGACTGCCATCGTCGCCCCAAGCAAGCCCAATGAAAGAGCAAAGGCGGCTCCAAAAAACATACCTATTGCCATAAGGGCTTTGCCGATTTTTTGCTTCATCATTTAATCTCCGTGCTATGCAGAAGTCTGTCGCTTCCGTCTAAGGCAAGTCGCCCTGCTTCTATAGAGGGGACTTGTCATTTAGTCCAGAATAGTCTTAAATAGTGTCATGAAGCAACCGAAATGTAGAACTTGTGGGCAGGAACATCGCTTAGGGCCATGCCCCAAGTTCACGAAATCGCGCGATGCGGTGCGAGTTGCAACGGTGAAGACAGCGGAGACCGAAGGCCAAGGGAGCCGCCGAGCCCGAACAGGGGGTGCGTCTCCCCCGACCGCAGCCAGGCCAAAGAAAGGGCGTCCTTTCGCTAAGGACCGCCCGCACTCGCTGGCGGCGACAGAACCTTGGAAGGAAAAGGGCATGTCTCGTAGCACTTGGTTTCGGTATCGAGCGGAAGGGAGATTGTGATGGCTGAGAGCAAGCACACGCCGGGGCCGTGGCCTGATCCCGAATACGACAACAGCGATACGAGCGCAGACCAATGGTGGGATGTTCCCGGCATCGCCCGATACATCCCGAGGGAAGCAGACGCTCACCTGATCGCCGCTGCGCCGGATTTGTTGGACGCACTCAAGCATTGTGTAATTGAACGCAGCGAATGGCTTCAAGAAGCCCGTGCTGCCATCGCTAGGGCAACACAATGACCGAGCCGTCCTGTGCGACCTGCGATGCCTTCCGCCCGAATCGTGGAGCCAATCCAAAACCAGGACAAGCGCGACAAGGATGGTGCTGCGCAAATCCTCCAGTGTTGATGCAAATCGCGATGCCGCCGAGTCCTTTAACCGGCGGCCAATCGCAGATAGGACTCCAAGGCGCATGGCCCCCAACAGACGCAGACAAGTGGTGTAGGGCGTGGAAGGGGGAGACGGAATAACTATTCCGCTTCATTGCCCCACGCTGTCCATCCCGGCCGTGCCTTACCGCGGGCAAACAATTCGATATATGGACCGGAAAGCAGTTGTTGGATTCTGGTCCGCACTTCATCCGGTTTGCGGCTGTGGTCGCGAACGGGCGACATCACGACTTGATGTACTCCCTTTGCCCGCCGCCGGGGCTTACCGCGCGTCGCGAGCAAACAAACTTCCGCATTCGCACGGGTCCAATAACCCATTCCCCAAAATAATCCCTTGCCGCTGCGATTTTGCTTGATCCAGACAAAGGCAACTGTTTTGTACTCAAAGCCCCACGCTTTGATAACTTCAAGCGCGCCGGGAAACTCCGGCAGAACAGCCCACATCAAAAGCGCGCAATCCTTCGCGGCAAGTTTTTCGATGGGCATCGCTTTTATCTTATCGAGCGATTGAGTGTCGTAACGCCTATCAGCCGAGCGCTGCTTTCCCTTGCCGCTGTAGGCTTTGAATTTCCAAGGCGGGTCGGCGTAAATCACAGCAAACTTTTTGCCCGCAGCAATCAGAGCGTTTAGGTTTTTCGCAGTTTGCCGGCCAATGGGCTCGCGCTGTTCAACCTCGGCTTCAATCGACGCGCCACGCATGACGTTTTTGACCGCGCGAGATACGGCGTCGCGCGCATCCGTCACGACCTGCTCAAATTTGTCTTGGCTCAGAGCGCCCAACGTGCGGGCTTGGTGCGCCAGGTTCTTGTCTATCCCCTGCGAGGCCAGGGTGGGTTTTTTATCAACCCGCCCGTGCTTGATATTTCCTTTGGTCCCGACGTTGAGGCCAACGCTATCTTTCTGCGCTTGTCGGAGTTGGTCGAGGCGCCGCGTCGCGCGCATCCGAATTTCAATTGCGTCGGCTTCCAAGTCTCTATTTTTTGCTTGGCGCGCGTAGGCCGCGAGCGCCACGGCCTTATCGCGAATGTCTTTCGCTTCATCGATTGACTTGGCCGCCGCAACTGCTCGGCACGCGGCGTCGTATTTGATAAGCCCTTTCACGCGCGACCTCGCGTGACAATATCGATAAGGCAATCAATTTCTTGTTTGGTGGGTTTGTGCGCGGCTATGAGATAAAAACATTCAATCTTGCGCTTAAAGTCATTGCGGCTTGCTGTGATCGACGAGCGCAGCAAAGCATGGACAATTGCATGATGGTTTGGACAGAGCCATTCGATCTCATGGTTCGGCTCGACAAAGCCGCGATCAAATTGCGACCCCAGAGGAATCACATGATGGGCGTGGCATATTTCAAATCCGACCAGACACACCGTACACGGCTCCGGGTCGCCGAAATCAAATGTCCTCGCATCATCTATCCACGCCTTCTTAGCCCTCCGCGTGGCGTCGTATAAGCCCTCATCCCATTGTTTTAATGAATGTTTCACGTGAAACCTTTTACCGCATGTATCCGAATGGATGCACTTTCAGGTACTCGCAAATCCCCAAAACCACCCCGATCTGCGTAGGCTCCCCGCGCTCTGCCCGGCATATAGTTGACGCACCGACTCCAATAGCCTTAGCCGCTTCGCGGTCGCTGTGTTTGTTTAATCCGCGTTTAACTTTCAGCGCCATTGCGAGATACGCGAAATCAAAATCGGGGCCGCAACCGGATTGCATTTTTAACGACGGCGCCGGATCGAAATCGATCGCGCGGCAAATTCTCAGATACGAAATGGTCGCTACCGGACGGCCGCAGATTGCGTTGGCGGCGATGCGCAGCGGCACGTCGGCTTTGCCCGCAAGATTCGCCGGCCCAAGTTTCGAGCGAATGAGCGCGGCGCCCAGAGTTTTGTTTGGTAGTTCTGTCACGCGCCCAGTTCCTGTTTTGCTTCTGCATAGGCGACGTTCAATTCAGCCATCAAAGAATCGTTGCCACCCGCGTCCGGGTGCCGCTTGCGGGCTTTGTCTCGATAGAGCTGCGCGATGTCGCCGTGCCAATCCGGCTTGACGCCGAACACTTCACGCCACGGTTTTTTCCAATCCGGCGGCGCGATAGAGGCGAAGCCGGCAAACGCTCGCTCCATCATCGTTGAGCCACCGTGGCGCTCGATCGATCGGATGGCGCTGATGGCAAGGATCAAAGATCGGATATTTTCCCACGGCGTCGGGTAACGGTCGCGCGCCATCGAAAGCGGCTTGCCTTTGAGAGTGAAATAGACGGCGACGCCGGGATCATCGTACCGCCGATTTACTTCGCTAGCGTATGGAAGCCCATCATTGCGCAATGGCACGTTTGAGGAAATTACGACCGCCTGCGCACCTAAAAGCCGGAGTTCGCTTTGCAACTTCCTAATCTCCGAAAATCCGAGGTTCTTTCCAAACCGGGATTTGCTGCGCTTCCACGCTACCGTGCGCGGCCACCCTTCCGGCCATTGAAGGGGGAATGCCTCAGCGCCCATTGCTCGCTCCCTGTTCCGCCAATTTGCCCCGCAACAATTCCAACACTCTCACCGTCTCAGCCCTGCACGCGGCGCTGATAAGTTGCTCAAGGTCGCGCTCTAGGCGTTTGATTTTGGATTCGAGCGTTTCCATTTTCAGGACGCTGCCTTGAGGCGCTTCGCCTCGACAAAGGCGCAAACCTCAGTCTCGTTTTCCTGTAGCCATCGAAGCGTCGCCAGCACCGCAAGGATTCGCTCTTGGTGCAGTTCAAGCTCCGAGGTTCGGCGTGGCTCTTTGGCAGCGATGCGAGGATAGACCCTCAAGCGTTGCTTGAGTTCATATTCGACTTCCGAGATTTGCGCTGCGAGCGATATTCTTGCGGCCATTGTGCCCTCCAAAAAAAAGAGTCTGGCAATGAAAGAAACTCGCGCCAGCCTCCACCAAGAGATTCAGCCTAGACTCTTCGATAAACTTCCTCGCTAGACTCCTTCCTGAATCCTTCCTTGCTAGCTGAGTATTTACTGACTCAGTATTTACTCTCTTAGATACGCCCCCTACACTAGCGCCCCCGCGTTCACCGCCCCCGCGCTGATGTGGGGGGCGTGGACGCATAGCTAATGCTTCTGCCATGCATCCCCGCATATCTCGGTCAGGGCATCCAATTCAGCATCAGACGCCACGGCCTCACTGGATTCCAGTGACAAAGCCTGTCTGATCGCCTCATCGGATAACTCTGGGCCGGGCTGGTCCAGGACGACGTAGAGGACCACGAACCGGCCGCCGCGTCCCCGTAGCCGTAGGACGTGAACCCATCCGGTTCGCAAGAAATTGTTGATAACTCGCTTTATTGCGCGTTCGCCCAGTCGAAACCGCCGCTGTAGAGCGGGCCGGCGGACTTCCCATTTGTCCGGTCGCGAGCGCAAATAGGCTAGGATGCCGAGTTCGTCGGCCTCCAAGCGCTCATCGTCGAAAAGTTCATTCCCGATGACGGTAAAGTTTGCGGTGCGACGACGCCGGATTATCATTTCCGCACGGAACGCGCGTTCGGCGTGATTCGCAAGGGGCTTGACTAGTCCGTAATAAGTCATAGGATGACGGGTAAGGAGACTCAATCAATGGCTAATCTTCGAAAGGACTTTGCAAACCGCCTGCGGTTTGTCCGTGAAATGCGGGAGCTGACCCAGTTCGATTTGGGTAAGCGAGTCCACCTTGACCAAACCCACATTGCCCACTTCGAGGCCGCTAGGCGGCTTCCCGACGCCGAAAACCTTAAGGCGCTGTGCAAGGGGTTGATGGTGTCAGCCGACTACCTCCTTGGATTATCGGAGCGCGTGTAATGGCCGATTACCCACTTCTCCGCGCCTTCCACCAATGCCCGCTGTGCGACAACGATAAGCCGATCAGCGCCCTCACATGCTGGCCGTGCTTCAATAAGCACCGCGTCGGCGAAGGCGACGATATCAGCCCATGGGCGGATGCGCGTATCGGCCGCGCCGAGGCGAACTTGATGACGGCGGCAGTATTTGCCGAAGACTCGCCCAACATCGCCGCGTCGTTTGGGGCACGCAAATGCTGACTCTCGACACACTTGACAAGCTCATCTTCAACGGAATGACCGAAGACAGCGGAGAGCATTTCAGCGATATTGCTCACCACGTCCGCAATGCAGCACGCGCGGTTCATGCGGCGATGACAGAACAGAACGATGCGTTGATGGCGGTTGGTGCGGCCTGCCGCGAGCAGGGTTACAGCAATCGGGAATCGATCGGCGATGTTGAGCAAGTGCGCGTGTATCTCGAAACGCGGACGGTACTCGCGGTGCTTAAGGCAACAAAGCCATGAGCTACTATTGGGTTAATCTCTCCGATTTCACAGCCATGTCCAAGGAACGAGTTACCGCGTTAGAGGAATGGTTGACCGCACAAGGAATGCAGTTGGCTATCTCGATAGACAATAGCGCGCCATCGGTTTCGAAGTTGGATTCGGAGTTTGAAAAAGATTTGAACGAGGAAGCGGAGGCGCAAGGCGTTAACGTGAAAGACGCCCGCCCTGGCCTGCAAGACGACGTGCGCGATCTGCTGACAATGCGGCGGCAGTCTGGGGGCGGATTATGAGGGAGCGCACCAAAGACCCGGAATTCCTCGCACAAACTTTCAGTCGGCTTGAACGCGCCGCGCTTGCGCACATGCGATGCCCCGAAAACGGGACTCCTTGGATTAACAAGGATGCTGTTCACGCCCTCGTAAAGCGCGGTGACATCAGAGTTGAAATTTCGGGCAAGAACTACCGACAGATTTTCATTCTGAAAGGACCGAACGCAGGCATCTGCACTCGGCCGAACCCCCACGGTCACAGCGTGTGGCGGGTATTCTCGCCGCCCCAGCAACCATCGCCATGAGCAAAGAAACGCCATCACTTCCACTCGGCGACGATGACCCGGCGCACTTGCTGAGCGGCGCTCACCATCCCGTAATCGAAGATGCCAAGAAAGACAAACACCCGGGCATCACTTTGGAGCTAGAGCGCGTTGGTGCGCTATACAACGAACTGGTTTCAGTGCTGGCCGATGCAAAGTTATCCAAGTCTCAAGACGATCTATTGGAGTTGGAAAAGCATCTTGGTAAAATGGGGAGCTTGACGATACATGCGCTTAGGATTGTGACTGCGCTACGGGTGGCGCGGGAGAAAGGTGGAGGGAAGAAATGAGCGAACGAGCGAAAAGACAAGTAGCCGCCGATTTGATCGGCATCGCGTTGCTCGCGGCCCTATTGTTTGCTGTTATCGCGATTGGTCGGTTTATGGGAGTTGCGCCGTGAGTGAGCGCAAGCAAAAATCGCAGGACTTCGCCGAAGTCATAGCGGTATTGCTGATGACGCCATTTACTATCGTTGGACATGTCCTTGGAATCTTTACCGAGGCATTTGTCAGTGGGCTTGCGGAAGGCAGAGAAGCGGCTCGCGCGCTACTTCTTGAAGTCAAGCAGGCTTCACAGCGTCGGCGCGCAAAAGCCGGAAGAGATCAATTATGATGTCCCGTCGCGGTAAGCGCACCAGAAAGCACATCCCGATACGCGAGCAATTGGCTGCGGCGCTTTTGCAACTCTTGCCGCAGATGCTGCGCGATGAACTCCGCGCCGCGAGAGTGCCAGCAAAGAAGATAATAAGTTTGTTCACGCCGGATCATAACGAATTGTGGAGTCTAGGCGGCCCGGACAAAGCTTGGAATCTCACCATGCGCTTGCGCGGACCAGAGCTCAAAGCAAAGGACGCACAGGACACATCGATCGCCGCGAAGGTGAAGCGGCTAAGTGCGCAGCATGAGGATTTCCGGCGTCGCGTGTTGGTGCCGGTGAAGCGGCCGAGACAAAACCGCAGCCGGTTTCCGCAAGGCCGCAAGCTGCAATCGAGAGGCTTTCAAAGGAGGGCTCCATGATGATTGTGTCGCCTTGTAAATATTGCGGCCAAGATGTTCGGGGCACATCGTTCCCGCTATCGGGAATGTTTCATCCCGAATGTTTGGCCGTCCACGAGCGCGGAAAACAAGAGGGGGTAACGCTACTCGAGCGAATAGAACGCCTCGAACGCGCGTTGCGTGAACTTAACCCAGGCTTGGATATTTAGCTATGACACAGAATGCCATACCACGCGGACGCATTGTTCAATCGGTGCCGTCCGAATTTCTCTCGCCGGCCGACAACCGGGCAAAGGCCAAGTTGCTACTCGCGCGGCAGTGCGCTATCGGAGCGGGACAGCAATTCGACAAGTTGCCGCTTTCGATGCAGCGGAACTACATGACCCTCTCAGAAAACATGCTCGCGACTATTGAGAGAGTTGCGAAGGTGACGTGGTGAGCGAAGAACCAGAGCGCCCGATGTGGCAGAGTCCACCGATGACAAAACCCTTGACCACCCCCCAACTCCTATCTCTCCACTCCCACTACGAGTCTCAACTATCCAAAATAGTCTCATCCATGAATCTCAGGAAGTGGCTAGTTGAGAAGTTTGGGGACAAGCTCAAGATCAACGAGCTTGAATCTCTTCACACCTTCATACTCGACGGCTCCGACTCTGGCCCCCCTCCCCCCAAGGATGAGCAAGGCTCATTGGATTGAAGCGCACATGGAGCTGGTCGAGGAATATCTCGAACGCCACCCCAGCGCCGATTGGGACGAGGCCTACGAGGCCCCGGCCGACGCTGCCAATGACCGCTACCGCGACAAGTACGCGGACATGGTGGACGCCGCCAAGCAGCGGGCTAAGGACGCCAGCAACTGGCCGCCAAAGCCTGAGACCATTACGCGCGACACCGCTTGACACCATTCTGAGACTCCAATCCCATGACCACCCATGAGTCTCATTCAGTCTCAGCTCCGAGTCTCAAGGAGTCTCACCCGGCTCCGCCCAGGCGGTTCCAGCCGCGGCGCGCGGGCACGCACAACACCCGTTGGGGTTCGTCACTCCCGAAAAGGTGCGCACCTTACGTATCCCCCCAAAAATAAAAAAAGGGTTTGGGGTTGAAACTTTTTGAGACTTTGGCTTACGATCTGCTCAACACGGAGAACGCCATGACGCCGCAGGTTGCTGTTGCTCTCGCCGCCCCGGTATTCGACCCGGAGCATCAGATCACCGCGAAATTCTTCTGGTATCCCGAACGCGAAATCAGCGCCGGGCTTACCTGCAACATCGGAATGGAATGAAGCCGCTACGCTGGCGGTCGACCTCTCTGGCAGCTTTCGCTTTGCTGCCATGATGAGCGCGGACGGCCGGTGCCGGTGCTCCGTTGGAGCCCGACAAAGTGGCGGAAGGCCGAGGCGCTTCGCGACAAAATCATGCGAGGCGTCGGGACGGACGAGGAATGGGTGGTTGAGGAAATGTCGGTAGAACTTGGAATGATGGCGTCCGCCGTTCACTACCGCCGCCCGCTACGCATTGATGAAATTGCGCGTATGGCGCCGACAGAGGAAGTGCGTGCGCGGCAGGGGCGCCCGTAATGCCTGACGCATTCGTACCTCTCTCAGCAAAGCCGGTGATTACCGAGGAACCGGATAGGTTCGTTCTGAAATTTGAGAAAGTGGCGCCGTTCCCGCGCAAACGTTTTTTGCAGTGGGCTTCCAAAATCAAGGTGCGGTCCAAAGACTACGGCCTGACGCCGTTCAAGATGCTCGGCACGCAAGTCTACGTTTTAGATGCGATCTGCGCCGGGCTAGACGAGGGCATTACGGTATTTATATTTCTCAAAGGGCGGCAGGGGGGAATTTCCACACTCTTGTTGTTGATCGATCTGTTTTGGGCATTCGAGCATGGCGGCTTGCTCGGCGTAATCATGGTGCATGAAGAAAAAGCGCGAGACAACTTCCGCACGATGATCGATGTGTTTTTCTTCAAAACCCCGAAGGGGTATCTTGTCAAGTTTTCGCATCACAACAAAAACATGCTCATTCTAAAAAACGACTCCGAATATCGATATTTGATCGCTGGCACAACTGAAAAGGGACGCGCTGGCGGTTTGGGGCGATCCGGGGCAGCTAACTTTGTTCATGCGAGCGAAGTGGCATTCTACGGCACCGGCGACGATCTCGACGAATTTCGTTCGCAGGTTTCAAGCATCTATCCGCATCGACTGCAAATCTACGAAACAACAGGCAACGGCTTTAATTGGTTCTGGGATTTTTGGGAGGAATCAAAAAAGGACCCGACTAAACGCTGTATTTTCGTCGGATGGTGGCGTGATGAGCGTAATCAGTTGCCGCTCGATCATCCGTTCTTTCCGAAGTACATGCCCGATGGCATCAAAACAAAACTGACGCCATTCGAGCGAAAGTGTATCCGCGAAGTGCGTGAGGCTTACGCCTTTGAAGTTTCGATCCAACAAGTCGCCTGGTATCGCTGGCATCTGGAAAGCGAAAAACGAGGCGACCTCACAATCATGCTGCAAGAATACCCATGGACCGAAGAGGACGCTTTTCAGGCGACAGGTTCGCAATTCTTCACTGCCGAGGCGTTGACGACATGCACGCGCGAAGCAAAAAAACACCCGTTCAAGGTTTACAGATATAAGCTCGGCTTTCGCTTCGAGGAAACCGCGCTACAGCAAACAACCGACACGCGGTCGCCGTTGCGGGTGTGGGAGGAAGCGTCGAAATTCGGCTACTACGTCATGGGCTGCGATCCGGCCTACGGATCATCCGATGAAGCCGACCGCACGGTGATGTCGGTGTGGCGCTGCTACGCCGATTGCATGGTGCAAGTCGCGGAATTCTGTTCGCCCGAACCGTCAACTTATCAGGCAGCATGGGTGCTGGCGCATCTGGCCGGCTACTACGGACAATGTTGGTTGATGCCGATCTTGGAAATCACCGGCCCCGGTCAATCGGTGTTTGATGAATTGGAGAAAGTGCGGAAGCTCGCTGCCGAAATCAGGCCAACGGAAGAGGACCCAAAACCGGCCATCCGAAATATTCTCGGCAACATGAAACATTATATGTACCGGCGTATCGACACGCTCGGCGCCAGCTTGGTTTATCAGTGGCGGTCATCGGAAGAACTAAAACAGCGCATGATGAATTCTTTTAAGAACGGCGTAGAGTTGGGCCGCGTGGTGCCGCGCTCGATACCGTTGCTCGAAGAAATGCGGCGCATCGTCAATGATGAAGGGCATATCGGCGGCGAAGGCCGCGCCAAAGATGATCGCGTTATCGGTGCAGCACTCGCTTATCAAGCGTGGTCGAGTTGGTGCCAGCCGAAACTTAAAGCTATGAACCTGACAATGAAGCGGGCGGGAGAGATTGATGAAGTCGGCGGGCCGGGGCCGCTCGATAGACTGATCGTAAATTTTCTAAAAAAACAAAACATTAAGGTTCCGGCATGAATAGCCGCAGACAATTTTTACGTTTGCTCAGTGGTGCAGTGGTTAGGCCGCGCGTCGCGCCACTGCCGTCATCGGGCATACCAGCGGACGCGTCCATTTTTCGTCCTAGCGAAGAATGGGTTGATTACAGCGGAAATTTTGTGGAAATAGGTCAGGCATTTCTTGACGCCCAAGCTGAGCTGGAGTTGCGTCGTCCAATGGCAAAGACATCAGACTTTGAATCTGAAAATTCCGGTTCGAGTCCGGACGCGACTGCCAATCCGCCGCCGCCCCGTCTAGAGACTTCGTTGACTGACGGCCGCCACGCTTCTATGTTGCGCGCCATGGGAATCCTCCGCACTTGGCAATGCCACAACACCCGCCGTTGCGGCAAAGTGTTCGATTCGTGGGACGATTATCCGAGCTGTCCCGGCTGCAAAAACGTCAAGGTGTCATGGGTGCCGGGCGGCGGGCATGTCATGAGCACCGCGCCAGGAGCCGATGCCGATATACGGTCGCTAGCCGATACGTTCGGATTGACGGACTTGACTTCGACGCGGCACGGCCAGAAAGGCGGGCGCGCCAAGCCGCCGCTACCGGCAACGACGGCGCCGGCCGGCAACAGCGCAATGTCATTCGGCGGCTTCGTCTCCCCGCAGCCCTACGCGCTCGGCAGTGACGGTCAGATTCACGCCACGTGTATGCCGGCCAGCAATAAAATCGATTACAAAGTGAAAACAGCGCCGGGCACTGTCTTGCCCGCGTCGAAAAATTATCCGCGACCGCAGAGCAATACCGTCATTGAAGCGCGGCACAGTGGCAAATGAGCAGAACAGTCCCATTCGAGCGCGGCTACATGCCAGAGCGATGGCCGCCAGATTTTCAATTCTTCGATAAGGGGAAACTCATGAGCGACATGCTCCATCTTCGGATGCAGCAGACAAGCGCCGAAGTGGAAAAAAACCTGCGAACTTCTTTGTACAGCGATGAGCCAGATCAACCGCTTCCGAAGAAAAGTCTCTGCGAGTGGTTGTCCGATTTGAAGTGGCGAGTTCATTGCGCATGGTTGGTGCTGCGGGGCCATGCGGATATTTGCTGATGATTATTCCTGACAATCCGAAGCTACGGGACGACTACCTTAAATGGGTGTTGAATACCTGCACCGCGTCGCGCAAATCCCGCAAGGAAATGTACGACCGCCGCCGGCAGTTTTTTCTTTACGGCACGGGGAGCGATGAAGAGATCAAATACAACCGTCTTGAGTCTCATATGGACTTGGTGGCGTCGTTTCTTTATTCGCCCGACCGCGCCGAGTTCGAGCTCTCCGCGCCAGCCAACGCCGACGACGTACAGGTCAAGCAATTCATGGCGGCGCAAGATGCCTTTAACAACGATTTTCGCGATGCCGGCTTGTTTGACAACTTCGCCGACTTGTTGATCTGGTCGCTCGTATTTGATTCGATGATTGGCAAGGTTGGCTGGTCTGACTTGCGCGAGGAAGAAACGTGCGAGCTGATCGAGCCGGGAGAGTTCGGCGTGTTCGCCGAAGAAAAAGAAAATCTCGAAGATCAGCAAGCGTTCGTCCACTCCTATCACATCGATTACGACAACGCCTGCCAGCGTTTGATTCGCGCCGGAATGGGCGACAAGATCGACAAGCTCGCCGTGGTCAATACGCCGTTCGAGTCGCCGTTTCCTGATTTGGTTACCCGCCTGATAATTTCTTCGACCTCTGGCGAAAATCTTGCGGGCAATGTCACCGGATCGGCCAACCCGGCTTACGTTGCGCGCCCGACCTACAAAGCCGAAGTTGATCGCCCGCTAGTTGAGTTTCATGAACTCACAGTGTGGGACGACGAGTGCGAAGATTACCGGGTCTTTTTTGCCGTCGAGCCCGGCCTCTTTATCGCCGACAGCAAAAAGACGATTGACGCGCTGAAAGAAAGCAAGGGGCTCGTTCCAAAGGACATCGAAAAACAACAGGAACAATTCTACGACACCAAATGCAATCCGTTTTTGCCCAAGGATCATCCCTACGTTCAAGTCCGACCGTATCAGATGAACAAGTTTTTCTGGGGCAAGGCGCACATAGAGTCGCTCATTCCTCTGCAAGAATGGTCGAACAAGCGGCTTGAACAAATAGACGACATTTTAGATCGTCAGGCGCACCCGTCGCGCGTCGGTTCGGGCTTTATGGGATTGACCGACGATAAAATGGACGCCATGGGCGGCTCCGATGCGTGGGTCATCGATCAACTGCCGCAAGCCGCGATCAAAGAACTGTACCCGCAAATGCCCGACGATATTTTTGCGGAGTTTCAGCAAATCGGCGCGTTGATGGTGGAAGCGTCGGGACTGACGGAAACCATCCAAGGCAAGGGCGAAGCCGGCGTGCGCTCGCGCGGCCACGCCAAAGCGCTGCAATCGACCGGCGCCGGCAGAATCAAAAAAGCCGCAACCCGATTGGAGGCGCCGCTTGTTCGCATGGGCGACCTGATATTGCGCTTGAACATGCGCAACAATTCCGACCCGATCCACCCGGACCCGAAAGACGACGGCAAGCCGGGCGATCCGTTTTATTATCACAACCTGGTCGGTGAATATTCGCTCCGCATTTTCGGCCACTCACACTCACCGCTGTTCGCCGACGATTCGAAAGAGATGGCAACGGCGCTGTTCAAAGCGCAGGCCATCGATCAAGAGGGTTTGCTGCGGATGTTGTCGCCGCCGGGCCGAAATAATTTAATTCATGCCCTGCGAGCGAATAAGAAAAAAGCCGCGCAAGCTGCGGCGTTGCGAGAGAAAATGGGATTGCCGCCGCCCGGTCAGAAGCCGCACAAGGGCAAGAGCGGCAACGGCGCCGCGCAATCGATTTGACAAATCGTGCCTATAGGGAAATACTTTTCAAGTGAGCATCGATTTCAGCTCCCGGTGCTAACAACCCTCCTGCGTAACCCGCGCGCTCTGCTCGCCCGGAGCGCGCGGGACAGGAGGATCGGCTTAATCATGGGCGATTAAAACCGCCCGCCCAACCCGAAAGGAGGGAGCCTATGAAGCGCAAGCACAAACGCGGACGGAGGCGCGGTCGCCGGAAGTAAATCGGCCGTTATCGCCGTCACACGAGTTCTGAAAAGCCCGCCCCACCCGGCGGGCTTTTTGCTTGACTATTGACGGGAATGGACTCTTAGGAATACGACTCTCGCCCCATGCCCCTTGGCCAGCAACCTGATTCGCCCGTC